AGTTAATCCTTCCTTTTTACAACAAAGGTAAGTAGAAACTGTTTAGCATATTTATTTATGTTTAATATTTAAGAGTTCTTAACACTCTTAATAAGATTCTGCAAACTTAAAGTAGGGGCGCATCTTGCGTGCGCCCGTCAAGCCGTAAGACATGTTTTCACCGTAATGCGAATTGTGTCAGGCAGAAGAGATTTTAACCGCAGGATTCCAACGGCTTATCAAGGCGTTAGGCGTTAACATAGTTGCACAAACACACATTATGTAGATGGTATGAACGTTTGTTGTTATCTGGTATGAAGTTTTTCCCATCATTTTGCCAAAAAACTTGCAGAAATCATTTTCCATTACAAAAAAATCAGTAACTTTGCTCTTAGGAGGCATATTGTTTTTTATCAACATCTTAAATTAGTTATTATGAAAAAAATATTGGTTACAACCTTATGTATGGTCGCTTTGGCGATTCCTCAGACATCCTTGGCACAGAACGATGCAGAACAGGAAGCTCTTAAAAATCTGATAGGCATGTGGGAAACGGAAAATGATGGTACATACTATCTGGAATTTGAAAATAACGGACAACGTAAGCACACCATTACAGGTTCCAGAGTAGCCACATACGACTGGGAATTCAAAAATGTGTCTATCAGCAACGCTTCTGGTGATATTCTCGGCTGGGGTGAAAAATATGTCACATCCGGCACCATCAATTACACTAATAACAGATACACCACTGACAAATATGAATTCCGCAATCTGAACAAGTACACTTGTGAATTCAAAATGTGGGGTGTATGGCATAAGGCGCATAAATGCAAGAAGGAAATAATAAACGGACAGACTGTGTATGCTCCTCTCGACAAACCTGCAACTTTCAGAACTGCTATTGACGACAACAATACAGTCACACGCCCTGTGAACAATGGTAATACTATTACACAACCTGTGAACAATGGTAATACTATTACACAACCTGTGAATGTTCAGACTACAGAGCCTGCGCGACCAGAAAACCTCAGAAGCCTAACACAACTGGAGGCTATAAATCTTCTGACTGGCAACTGGATGACAGAGCCTTCGGATAAAGTACCAAATTCATATCTTACATTTGAGAATAAAACCAATCCGTCCAAACGCTCGCTCAACACCACAGGGTTTGCTGCCAAAAACTATGACTACTGGTCAATCTACACCAATACCCGTGATTTCTCAACAGGAGTGATTCAGGCAACTAACAGCAGCCCGTCTCTTAACGACAGCTATCGATATAGGTATCTGACCGAAAGCTCTTGCTATTTCTTTATCAATGGCGTGTGGGTCAGAGCCACAAAACAAAGAGCAGCCAGACAGGCTTATGATGTGGAAACATGGGATAACTGAATTGAATCACAAAATTCTATGAAGCAGACTTTTATCAGAAGCATACTCGCTGGAATATGCATAGGATTGGGAGGTGCCATCTTTCTTAAGATTGGTGATATAGCTGGAGCAGTGATGTTTGCATTCGGACTGCTCACCGTGGTGCATTTCAAACTGCCGCTCTATACTGGTACGGCTGGGTTCATCGATATTCGTAAACCTCGCGAATATCTCAATATGCTTGTCATACTGGTAGGCAACATAATAGGCTGTTTCCTTCTCTCGCTGCTCAATATTCGTGGCATCGATGCCACGATGCTCATTCAGTCGAGGATTGATGCAGGACTGCTCCAGTGTTTCCTCAGTGCAATAGGCTGCGGGCTTATCATGACGCTCATAGTGCAGGGTGGGCGCGACAAGAACCTACTGCTCATTATCTTCGGCATACCGCTCTTCATCCTCCTTGGTTTCTATCACTCCATTGCAGATGCCTTCTATCTATGCGAGTCATCGACTATAATAGATTTCTTGCCATCCTACATTATCATCGTGCTCGGCAACTTCGTCGGTTGCAACGTACCACGACTCTTCTGCTATAAAATCGAAGACAAATAATCTAAATTCTACGGAGGAAAGGAGTTAAGGAGTTTATATCTTTTCATGTGATGAAAAATTCTCCTATTCTCCCAATCTCCGTAGACAAAAAAAGAAAAAAGGTCCGAATGGACCTTTTCTTGTTAGTACCCCCGGCCAGAATCGAACTGGCATCTAATCTTTAGGAGAGATTTGTTCTATCCGTTGAACTACAAGGGCAGGTTCGCAAACCTTATGATAAATACACTGCAAAAACACCGATTTCTGCTTTGCGGATGCAAAGTTAATAAAATTATTCTGTTTATTATTGCATAACAACATTTTTTTGGAAAGAAAATTCCCGTTAATGCCATGAAAATGTAATTCTGAAAAATTATTATAATATTTCTTTCATGCCTTATTTTTCCGAGAACGTCAAAAACATATCCTTTTTCCCTGTAAATTTGCAGGCGAAAAAGGATTAATTCTTTATGGTCAGTGCCTGATCAAACAAGCACACCCCACTTGTCAACTCGTTAATTAAAATATCAATATCATGAAAAACACAGAACTGCTCAAGAGGGTGGAAGACTGCTGGCATTCGCTCTCCGACTTCAGGGACACTCGCCGGCGAAACATCAATTATATCTATGGCGACCAATGGAGCGACCTCGTTCGCGACGACGACGGACGCCTCGTTACTGAACGCGAACGCATAGCACGCAAGACGGGTGCTGTGCCACTGCAAAACAACCACCTCATCAAAATCGTGCATGCTCTCACCGGACTCATAGCCAAGAACGGTGCCATGCCTGTGTGCAGAATGAAAAATGCGTATATGCAAGCGGACAGGGCAGATGCTACATCTGGTCCGGCATCTTCAGTGCAACCTTTGCAGCAACAGATTAGTTCCATGCCTCAGCAAAGCGACGACGCAGCAGAGAACCCATCGGCACAACCTGCCGTAGACCCTCTCAGCCAAAAGATGACTGACGCATTGCAAGACAACTGGCAACTCAACGGGATGAAGGAGTTGATGATCAGTCAGATGGAGGAATTGATGCATGGGGGAGTGAGTGTTGTGGCAGAGGAATGGGGGTTCAACCGCGGACGGCGCGATTCGTTCACCTATAGTGTCAACCCCGACTATTTTTTCTTTGAAAGCAAGATGAACGACCCTCGTCTGTGGGATGTGGGACTCATTGGCGAGATACGCGACTATAAGGTGGGCGAGTTGGTTTCGCGCCTGTATGGCAGCGACTTCGACTATGAGCGTCTGAAACGCATTTATGGAGCTGCAGCCTCCAGTCATTATGCTTTCTATGGCGGTCAGCTCACCTCACGACACGACCACATGGACTTCTATGCACCGCCGTCGGAACAACTATGCCGCACCTACCACGTGTGGACCTACCAGCATAGGCTGCTCTACAGATGCGTCGACCGCACAAATACGCAGTGTCCGGTGTATAAAATTCAGCCCGACGACCTCAAGGCGGTGAAAGAGGAAAACCGACGACGAGCCAGACAAGCAAAGGGGAGGCGAGCGGCATGCCAGGAAATGATTCAAATCGAACCGATGTATGAACCTGTATGGCATTTCACTCTACTGGCGCCCGACGCCACCATTCTGCAGGAATACGACTCGCCATATCAGCATTATGAACACCCCTACGTGATGACGGCCTACCATTTCGTAAATGGGTGCATATATCCATTCATGGGAACGGTGGTGGATCAGCAGCGATATATCAATCGCCTCATCACACTCAACGACATGTATATCAATTCATCTATCAAAGGTCTCAAGATGATTCCCAAGCGAGCCATACCGCGCGATATGACCCTCGAAGACTTCGCTCGACAGGCGGTGGAGGTGGGAGGATGGATCGTTTATGAGCCAGACCCTACGGGAGCGAAGCCGGAGGTAATCACCCAGGGAGCCAACAACCTGGGAGTGGCTGATATGCTCAACCTGCAGATCGACAGTATCAACGAAATCACCAGCGTCAACGAATCGCTGCAAGGCATACCACCGCAAGCCAATACCGGATATGCACGATATGCCATGGAAATGGAAAACTCGTCGACCAGCGTGGCGGCCATGACCAACAAATTCATCGACTTCCAGCTCAATGTGGCAAGAAAGAAGATGCAGGTCATCCTTCAGCACAATCCGTCTCTCAACATCAGTTCCAACGACTATCAGATAGCGATAGTATGAAAGTAGAGAGCCTTTTGAGAACCGATAGCCGAGAGCATTGTACGAAGCCCATCCACCGTAGGGGCGCACCTTGCGTGCGCCCGTCCAGCCGTAAAACATTTTTAAACCCTCCTGCAAATAATGTCAGGTACTGCATGTTTTAACCGTTGGGTCTCGATTGCAAAAGTAAAATAATTTTTCATTTAATATATATGTTTACTCAAATAATCTCTGAAAATGCACAACGGCGACAGAAACTCGTCGGCAGTCATAACCAGTTGACGGGTGAAGGCATGGAAGGCGTGCGTCGACGTGTGGAAATAGCCGATCATGACTTGCCCGTACAGTATCTTACAGACGAGGTGCTGCAGACACAGCTCTATAACCGTGTGCTCAAGGCTGGGTCGATTGCTTCGCTCGTGAAGGATATACATGGCCAATGCTCCGAAAGCCTGATTCATGAATTTAGGAAGGCACTCAATTATGTTCGCTGCTGTCACGACCCAGCCTTTGCCTTCATCACAGTATTTAAGATAAAGGACAAGATAAGCGGCGACATGAAGCCTTTCCGTCTCAACTATGCACAGCGTGTGTTGCTCGCCGAATTCGAACAGATGCGCAGCGAAGGCAAGCCCATCCGACTCGTGCTGCTCAAGGCCCGGCAATGGGGTGGCTCCACGCTGACACAATTATATATGGCATGGATTCAGTTGTTTCTCAAGCAGGGGTGGAACTCCCTGATAGTGGCTCAGACCAAGGACACGGCACGACGAATCAAAGCCATGTATTCCAAGGTGTTGATGCATTTCCCTGAATTTGTGTTCAATGCAGGTCATCTGAAATTCTCACCCAGCGAACACTCGGCTGCAGACTATGTGGTGACGGGCGACAAGGGTGTGCCGGTAAGGAACAATATCATTACGGTCAGTTCATTCGAAAACTATGAATCCACACGTGGCGCCGACGTGGCGATGGCACATTTCTCTGAGGTGGCTTATTGGATTACTACCCCGGGGAAGAGTGCTGCATCACTTATTCGTGCCGTCACGAGTGGCATGGCGGAAGGAGTGCCTCTCACGCTGGAGGTGATGGAATCCACTGCCAACGGCAAGAGCGGCTACTTCTACGACGAATATCAGGAAGCTATCAGCGGACGGTCGGCACGCAAGGCACTTTTCATCCCTTTCTTCTTCATCGAAAACGACATGCTCAGATTCACTGACTATGAGGAGGAACAGATATTTGCCCGTTGGCTCTACGACAACCGTAGCAACAAGCAGACTGCGGCGAAGACCGAGGAAAGCGCAGAATTTCTGTGGAGTCTATGGCTGAAAGGAGCCACTCTGGAACATATCCACTGGTATGTGGAACGTCGCAAATCGTTTCATTCTCATGCTCAGATGGCATCGGAGGCACCGAGCGACGATGTGGAATGTTTCACCTTCAGTGGACGCATGATGATTTCGCCGTATATAGTGGCGCAGATGGAGAAGCGTTTCGTGATGGTGCCGCTTTGGATGGGTGATATCGACGACATAGCCAATGAATACCGTCTTCAACGCGATGACCACGGTCCGCTCAGAGTATGGGAGGAACCAGATACAGAAAAATACGATGACCGCTATATGGTGGTGGTGGATGTAGGTGGTGAGGGCGATGGTGCCGACTACTCCGTGATGACCGTTGTCGACAGAATCAATCTGTCCGACCCTGATAATCCGCTCTTCAACGGCTGGAGAACCACTAATCCCCACAAAGGAATGATTAAGGTGGTGGCACGATGGAGGGGACACCTGCGCTACGATGCCATGGCACATAAGGCGGTGGCACTGGCCAGATACTACGACGACGCAAAACTGGTGTTCGAGAGCAATACGTTCGACCGCAAGAAAGCTGATGCCAGTCAATACGACGGAAGCGAGGACCATATCTTAGGCATCCTCAACACCATAGGAGAATCTTACCACAACCTATATATGCGAAAAAGCTCCGACGGCGACAGCGTGCATGAAGGGAAAGCCTGCAGATATGGCTATCAAACCAACCGAAAGACAAAGCAATATATGGTGGACTGCTTCCGGCCTCTTTTCGAAGACGGATATTTCAACGACCCCGACGAATTTCTCTATAAGGAACTGGCTATCTACGAGCAGCGACCCGACGGCAGCTATGGCAATATAGTGGGGACCAACAACCACGACGACATCGTGATGACCGACATGATTGCATGTGCCGTCAGCAATGAATTGCCATACGTAATGCCTAAAAACCAAAACTCCTTTAAGCGAATCTCACCGTATAGAACTATCAACGAAAGTGCGTTCTGATGAAAGCCGGAAGAGGTGTGTCGGGAGCCAATGGCGTTGTATATAACTAACCCGTATTCTCAACTCTCCGTTTTTCATTGCACCGCTTATCGTCAACGGCGTTGTATGTTGCCCACCCACTGTAGGGGTTTCCGTCCCCCGATAACGGGGGAAAGGGCGAATGTAATGAGCCGAAGGGGGTGTAAAGACCATTGAAACCTTGCGTGCGCCCGTCCAACCGTACGACCATCGGTTGAACCACCGTCATTATGAATATGCAGGGCATTCGTTTTTACACCGTCCCCATATTGCGTTTGACGCGTTTCGGTGCAACACCGTTAATGTTGTACGATACAAACATTGTTGGAATCCTGCGGTGAAATGTCGTTCTGCCTGATTCTTGTTGTTTTGCTGGTGAAACCACGTATTACGGCTTAACGGGCGCACGCAAGGTACGCCCCTACAGCGTGCGGGCTGCCTACAACAATGGGGTTACGTACTACGCCATCAAAAGTGACACTCAAATAATTAGTACATCCTAAACTTAAATATAATTTTTAATTCAATAAATATGTCTATTTCTTTTTCCAAGGGCATTCACAGATGTCCTGCCAATACTGCCGACGGTGAGCTCGACTATGCTGTTAACCTCATGCCTGTCAATGGTGAGATGCGCACTGTGTCGCAACCCGAGCGGCTCAATATAGAGTTAAGTCAAGGAGATGTAATCCTCTGCATCCACCACGTGCAGACCGATAAGCACCTCATAGTGAAAAACGAAAACAGGCTGGCATATTACGACTGTCGTGGCATCCGCACCGTCATCCATACCTTCAGCCAGGAGCCCGAAGCCGTTGTGGCAATGGGCAATGTGCTGATTATCCGCTTTCCCGATGAAAAGGCTTATGCCATCTGGAAGGAAGGCATATATAATTGTCTTGATGCCAGTCTGCCGCAAGCCCATTTGCAGTTTATGTTGCGCAATCATTTCGTGCAGACACTGGCAAAAGGCGACGATACTGGCATCACACTGGAGCAGACTGCCTCGTCTGCTACAGCCGACTTCTCCGAAACGGTGCCACCCACACCTCTCACCATTAGCTTTACTGGAGAATATGAGTTTTTCGTGGATGCCAACCTTGAACCCGATACCATCTACCGGCTGAATCTGAGACGTCTGGAGGGCAAGCCGAAGATTGGCATGTCGGTGTGGATAATAGACGAAAACGATCAAGAGATCTACTATGGCTATGCCTTCGGACAATCGCCTTACGTTACCTTCACCACTGGCAGACAGCACGGAAACTTGAGACTACGATGCGTGATGTATGGCTCGGATGTGTATGCCTATCGCTTTTCTGCTGTCCTCCTCAAGGGACAGGGCATGACGCCGGAACTAGTGGTGGCAAACACCGAGGAGAATTTCAATGCCGTGATGGCAGTGGCAAACAAATTCGTGGAACTACATTCGCGTCGCGACAATAAATTCATGTATCCGTTCTTCGTGAGATATGCACTGCGTATGTATGATGGAAGCCTTGTCTGTCCGTCGGCTCCGTGCCTCATGATGCCCAATAAAGGGATGACACCTCAGATGTGGACTATAGAGCCTGGCGGGGCCGGGAAATGCGACACCTACACGTCGGCAAACATAGCAGAACTGATGTTTCGCGTGGTCGACATCGAACAACTGACCAGATGGAAGGGTCTCGTCAGCAGTGTGGCAATAGCTGTGTCGCCGCCGATTTATTCGTTTAATCAAGGTGCTGAATGGACTGCAAAGCGGCAAGCGATAGCACTTGAACAACGCAGTGTAGACAACCACGACAACGGCTCTGAAGGCTATGGCTTGTTTGATGAAGGCAACGGAACATTCACTGCCGACTGGCAATTTCGCAACTATAATTCAGTGGATGATAGTCAGAAAGTCTATAACATAGTGCTGCCGAAGGTGGATGAACGTCATAAGGAAGAAAATCTCAAGAATACAGCCGAATTTTTCATTGTGAAGGACTTGACCCTCAATGAATTGCAGGAAGCCAACGGATGGGTCACCCTCGAAATGGATGAACATACGCTCGACGGACTTGAAGGGCGTCAGAGCTTGGACGACAATGCCATGTCGCTCTCGCAGATGTGTGGCCGCATGCAGATGGTCTACAACTCACGTCTTGTGGAGGGCAACATGGTGGAGCATCGCTTCCGTGGTTATATGCCTTCGCTTATGAACGGCTATTGTGGCAATATGCGTGATGGAGCAGAGGACGGCTATCCTGTGGAATGGATCAAGGCGATGGTGTATGGTGTGGAAAACGGCGAGCAGCATCTGCTGTGCGTGGCCGACCATGGAGTCAGCAACAATGCGCCGCTGCTGTGGTTTGCTTATCCTGGACTCACTGCCACGAGAGCTGTGGTGTGGCGACGACGAATGGATGGAGAGTATCAGAGAGCAGAGCTGAAGCTCATGCGTCATAAACTTCTCAATCTGTCGATATGGTTCGATGGGTTCAACGAACCGATGTGGACAGGCATGGGGAAGGACGCCGACCTCAACGAGGCGCAACGAGAAGAGATGCAAACGCCGGAACAGGAGGCTGTGGTTGTCAGCAAAACCAAATTGCAACAGTCGGTGGTTAATAATCCTTTCCTGTCGGAGCCGGCACTGGTCAACATCGTGGGCAATTCCTCCATCCTGGCAATGGCCACCACCACTCAGGCACTCAGTCAAGGACAGTTTGGAGACTTCCCTCTATATGTGTTCGCTGCCGACGGAATATGGGCCATGTCGGTAGGTGTCGACGGAGCATTTTCCACGAGCCAACCCATTTCGCGCGACGTGTGCTCCGACCCTGCGTCGGTAGTGATGACCGATAATGCAGTGGTGTTTGCCACTGCTCAAGGGCTCAAGATGATAAGAGGGTCGGTAATAACGAATATGTCGGTTCAGATGGAGGGTGCGGTGGCTGATGTGTCGGCTCTCATAGATATCGACCAATCGTTCAACAACATGATTATAAACGATACGATGGATTTTAATACGATGATTGGCAAGAGCAGGATGGCATACGATTATGAATCCAACCTCTTGCACATTTATCCCGACTATCTCGATGCTCATTACCTCTGTTCTCTCGGCAATGGAGAGTTTGCCATGTCGACATTTGCTTCAAGGCCTTTGGCAATAGTAAACGACTATCCCCGCACCATCATTCAGACCAATGAGGGACTGCTGCGGCTGGCTGGAAGGAATGTAGCCAGCCGAGCGGGAGGCATATTGCTCACGCGTCCTGTGTGCATGGGAGATCCCGTGGCGCTGAAACGATTAAAGGACTTGAGAGTGGTGTGGAACCAGCTGGAAACCGACTCGTCGGTAAAGGTGGCTGTGCTGGCTTCCAACGACCGCCGCCATTGGTGGAGGATGCGTTCTCTCAATTCACATTCCTACAGGTGGTTTCGCATTGCACTCTTCGCCGACATCACCGATATGGAAGCAATAATGAATGTTTATATTTTATAGTTTATGGCTCAGCGCGTTGACCATGTCGTTGTATAACTTATAGTTTGTAGTGAATGCGCGTATTTATTTCTTATGGTGTTGTACGTTGCCCGTCTGCTGTAGGGGCATAGGTGTAACTTCATGGCAATGACGTCGGGAGACGTCACCTCCTTCCGGTAGATGATTCCTTATGCAATGAAAATATGTTGGTTGCACAGTTGTTTGGATTTTTGTGTTCTTGTAGACAACAAATAATCTGTAAGAGAGATTTAATTTTTAATTTGCCAAAGCACCCGTCCGCATGGCTTTAATTTTTAAATTCTTCATCATCTTACATTCACCAGATTATTGCCTTTATGTAGCCGAGGAATCAGATGTTTGCCACCAACGTATAAGTTTATCCTCGTCTTCTGAGGTGAATAGATTTCTGCCTTTTCCACTTTGCCGTCGCGCCACAGCATGCTGAGAATCAGCCCGCCTCGCAGACGTATGCCCTGCACGTCGCCGTCCTTCCAGTTAGGCGGTAGTGCCGGAAGGAGATGTACGGATATTTCGGGTTTGCGGTCCACCAGCTTGTATTCGCTCTGCACGAGCATCTCTATCACCCCGGCACATCCTCCGAAGTTGCCGTCGATCTGGAATGGTGAGTGTGCGTCGAGCAGGTTGGGGTAGGTGCCTCCGCCTCTTCGCGCATCGCTGCCTTTATAGCCGTCGGGGCTTACATAGCTTAGCAGCTTGCGAAATGTGTGGTAGGCATTTTGTGAGTCGCGTAGGCGTGCGAAGAGGTTTACTCTCCATCCCGAACTCCATCCGGTGGTGCGGTCGCCTTTCAGCTCCAGCGTCCTGGCTGCTGCCTGCAGGATGCTTTCGCGGCTGTTGTATCCGTCGTCGAGATGGTTGCCCGGATATACTCCGAAGAGGTGGCTCTGATGGCGGTGGTGAGGGTCGTCATCCTCCCAGTCGTAGAACCATTCCTGGAGGTTGCCTTTCTTGCCTATCTTATAAGGCTGAAGCCGCTTCAGCACCTTATCGGCATCCGCTTCAAACTGTGTGTCGCCCATCACTATGGCTGCATCGCGTGCGTCCGCCAGACATTCGCGTATCATCGCCAGGTCGGCAAAGCCACCATAGCATGTGCGGCCCTTATAGCCGTCGGGAGTCTTATATATGTTTTCGGGCGATGTAGACGGGGCTGTGATGAGATAGTTAGGCCCATCCACGCCCATGCTCTGGGTATCCACCAGCCAGTTTATGCAGAACTCGGCAGCACCTTTCAGAACGGGATAGTATTCCTTGAGGAAACGTTTGTCGAGGGAGAAGGTGTAGTGCTCCCAGATGTGTGTGCTCATCCATGCGCCGCCCATATTCCAGTTTGCCCACGACGGGTCGCCAGAGTGCATTCCCACTGGGCATGTCATTGCCCATATATCTGTGTTATGAGCCAGACACCATCCTTTGTCCACACCGTAATATGCCTTGGCGGTGATTTCGCCGGAGCGTTGCAGGCTCTTGATAAATGTGAGTAGCGACTCATGCATCTCTGGCATATTGCCCGTTTCGGCTGCCCAGTAGTTCTCCTCCACGTTGATGTTGCTCGTATAGTTGCACGACCAAGGCGGCAACAACTTTTCGTTCCATAGCCCTTGAAGGTTGGCTGGCACTTGTGGTGTGCGTGAGCAGCTGATGAGCAGATATCGTCCGTATTGGAAATAGAGGGCTTCCAGATGAGGATTGAAAACACTCTCGTCTACGTATTCGAGCAGTTGCTTGTCGGTGGGGCGGGTGTCTTTCGAATAGTTGCTGGTCAGATGCAGGCTGACGCGGCTGAATATGTTGCTGAAGTCTGATGTGTGGCGATCGAGCAGTGACTGATAGTCGTTCTTGATTACTGTTGCCAGTTGCTTGTCGGCTATCTCCTTGTAGGCACGCCCTTCCTTTACAGGGTCCTTGTCGAAACCATTGAACGACGTGGCATTCACGATGGTGATGACCACCGACTGGTCGCCGTCCACCACAATGCACTTGCCCTCACTCTTTGCCGACGGACAGCTGACTCCCACGTTGGTGCGGAAATGTATGCCTCGCGAAGGGTCGTAGGCGAATTTATCTTCGGAATTGACGTAGGTAGGGAGCGACGTGTAGCCCACGTAGCCGTCGTTGCGAATCACGTGGTCTGATGCTGTGATGTCGTTGCGTACCTGGCAACTGAGTGAAATCTTTGCATGAATGCCCTCAGGGTTGTCGGTAGTGATTCTCACGATGATGCATTTGTCGGGATGGCTGGCAAAGTATTCGGTGGTGTAGTGGTGTCCGCCGCGGTCGTATTCCGTGGTGGCTTTGGCATGATAGAGGTCGAGGCGGCGTATGTAGTTGCTCACCTCTGTCGTGCCATCGGCATATTCTATCTGCAGTTCGCCCAGTGGCTGGTAATTCTGCGAATAATGACCCTGCACCTCACGCTGCAGTTGGTCGGCTTTGCGGTAGTCGCCATTGCGCAGGGCATCGCGTATGCCTGCTATATGCGTGTGGGCGTCGGGCGAATACACTTTTGTGTTGCATGGCTCACCGGTCCACAGAGTTATGTCGTTAAGCGAGATGCGGTCCACCATGGTGCCGCCATAGATCGTGCCGCCCATCATGCCGTTGCCAATCACAAGTGCCTCTTCAAAATATTCAGCAGGACGGTCGTAACGAAGTTCCTGACCGAATGTTGATCTTGCCGACAGTAGCAAGAGCAACAATATAGAAATTGTTTTTTTCATTTGATTATTAATTTAACGTGAGTTCGACGAAATTAAGATATATTTAATCACTTGATTATTTGGGGAATAGCGGAATTTTTAGTAACTTTGTATATACCAATAAAACAATGTTAAACTAAAAAACCGCTATGATTCCAGAAAACAAAGTTACTGAAATTTTTGTAATGGCAGATGATTTCTGCAAGTTTTTTGACCAAATGATGGAAAAATATTCCATACCAGATAAAAACAAACGTAAATACCATCATGACGGAACGATGTCGAAAGCTGAGATAATGGTGATACTCATTCTGTTCCACAGTTCTGGTTATCGTTGTCTGAAGCATTTCTATTTGAATCATGTTTGTGTTCATTTGCGTCATCTGTTCCCAGATGTCGTTTCCTACAACAGATTCGTTGAGCTGGAGAAGAGTGTTGCTCTTCCTTTGGCCATATTCATCAAGAAAGTGCTGCCAGGCAAATGCACTGGCATCAGTTTCGTTGACAGCACACCTTTGCGTGTGTGTCGCAATCAGAGAATCCATGTCCACAAGGTGTTCAAGGGAATAGCCGAGCGTGGAAAATGTTCTATGGGCTGGTTCTTCGGATTCAAGCTGCATCTGATATGCAATGAGAAGGGTGAGCTTCTGAACTTCATGATCACACCTGGTGATGTGGATGACAGGAAGCCTTTGGAGCTGAAATCATTCATTGAGTTCATCTATGGGAAACTGGTAGGAGACAAGGGATACATAAGCAAGAACCTTTTTCAACGGTTGTTCGTGGATGGAATACAACTGATAACAAAACTCAAGAATAACATGAAAGGTGCTCTGATGAGCGTGTCTGACAGACTTCTGCTCAGGAAGAGAGCAATTATTGAGACAGTCAATGATGAGTTGAAGAACATTGCTCAAGTGGAACACTCAAGGCATAGGTCATTCGACAACTTCATTGTAAATATGTTGGGAGCCATATCTACATATTGCTTCTTTCCAAAGAAACCATGCATCTGTGTGGAAAGAACTGTAGATAATCAACTTACACTATTTTAAAATTCGTCGAACTCACGTTA